CGACCCCATGGTGCGCCAGCATCGTTTCCATCAAGTGTGCAGGGAAGCCGCCTCGATGATGCGTCGCGGGCAGATGGTCTACAGCCCCATTGCTCACAGTCACTGCCTCGCGCGCTTCGGTCTGCCGTTCGACTGGGAGTACTGGCAGGCGCATAGCCGCCTGATGCTGAGCTTCTGCGACGGCCTCGTGGTTCTTCGTCTCGACACCTGGGAGGATTCGGTCGGCGTGCAAAGCGAAATCGAAGCGGCCCGGACGATGGGGATTCCGATTCGGCACGTCGCCCCGAGAGAGAACGCCCCGGCGGATGCCGAGGCGTAGGAGAGGGTGGATGTGTTCTATGTGTCCCGATCAGGCGTTCAGTGCGAAGTGTCCCCGCTCGACTTTGCGGAAGCGGGAGGCGTCGCCCTTGGTGTTGATCTCCCGCAGGATCGCTGCGTAGAGCGTCCGGTCGGGAGTCTTGCCGCCGCGCTTCGGGGCCCAGAGCCCCTGTTCGCGCGCCTGCTCGACCAGGTCCTTGCAGCGCATCGCTTCGTCGGCCTGCCCGAGAAGGTGGGCGGCCGCGTCCAGCAGGCTCATGGTCCCGCCCGTTTCGCCCGTGTACGCGCCCTGTTCGCTCGTGTCGCGTTCCGTTCCCCGGTCCGGGGTTGGCTCCGCCTCGGCTGCGTCGGCGCGCGGGGCGGCGGCTTCCGGCGCGTCCGCCGGTTCGATGAACCGTTCCGCGCTGCGGATGGTCATGGTCCGTCCCGTGTGCGTTTCGACCAGCCAGCCGCCGTCCGGCAGGGCTTCGGTCACGGTCACGCGGATGGTGTTGCGCCCGACCTTGCAGGTGTAGGCGGTCCCGATGTGGATGTCTTCGTTTTGCATGGTGTCTGTCTCCTGTGTTGCGGCTCAGCGCTCCGTGCGCTTGGCCCGGCGTCCCTGTTCCAGCCCGAGGCGGTACGCCGCCTCGAGCGCTGCTTGAATGCCCCACACGGAGCATTCGGTGAAATCCAGTCGGTCGCTCTTGCGTTCCGCGAGCGTCTCGACGTCGAGGTGCTGTTTCGCGATCTCCTCGAGCTTCTTCTGGAGGCGTTCGTTGGCGGCCATGGTCCTGTTCTCCTTGGGTTGGTGCGTTTACGCCAGGGCGTCGGCGACGGCGTCTTCGATCATCTTCCCGGTGGCCTCTTCGTCGCGCCCGCCCATCACGAAAACCAGCGTCTCTTTCAGGTTTTCGCGGATGTGCCCGAGATCGCCAACATGGCCCCAATGCAGGCCATCGGCCCTGGCTTTGTCGGCGTGGCCTTCGAGTTCGCATTTCAGGAACTCGAGCATCGCGGCGATCTCGCGCTGGCGGGTCTCGTAGGTCTCTCTGGCGGTCTGTTTCGCGGTCGTCTTCATCTTGGCCTCCGTTGGCGTTTGCTGGTTCGGTTCTCGCTCAACGAGAACATCTTACGCCACTCATTAAGCGGCCTCATCGCGCCCTCAGCAAGTCGGGTCGAGCAGAATTCCGCGATGATTCTGGAGATTTTTCGATGACGTCCCGGAATCATGCCAGCGAACCCCGAATCACGGCCATGGAGCCTCGGAAGATCAGCGACGTGCTGCAGCGCGCCGGGGCCCGGCACGTGTCGCCCGAAACCATCCAGGCCGACCTCGAAGCGGGTGCCCCGGTCAACGATGACGGGACCGTGAACTTGATCGAGTATGCCGCCTGGCTCGTGCAGAGGATGGCCGATGGCGATTGATCCCTCCAAACTCAAACCATCCGACCTGACGCGGCTGCTGAACTCGACGTCGCTGGGCACGGTGATCGGTGATCGCCAGCTTTACACCCACCGGCAGCGGGCGGGCTTCCGCATCTCCCCGGATGGCCGCACCATCAACCTGTTCAAGTCCCTGGCCTGGCTGGCGGACGAGCGACACGGTCCTCAGCCCGAGCAGACCGCACGCGATTACGAGGCGATGAAGGAGGCAGCCCGGGCCCGGAACGCGGCGTTGTCCGCCGCCGGTCGGGACATCGGGGAACTGCCGGAAGTAGTCGACCCCGAGCGCCGCGAACAATGCCGGACCAGCTTCCGGGGATTCTGCGATGCGTACTTTCCGCAGACCTTTCACTTGGAGTGGTCGGACGATCACCTGCGGGTGATCGCCAAGATCGAGCAGGCTGTCCTGCATGGCGGCCTGTTCGCCATGGCCATGCCGCGCGGCAGTGGCAAGTCGAGTCTGGCGGAGTGTGCATGTCTGTGGGCCATGCTCTATGGGCACCGGGACTTTGTCACCCTGATCGGTTCCGACGAGGGGCATGCGCTCGGCATGCTCGACTCCATCAAGACCGAGCTGGAGTCAAACGACCTGCTGCTCGAAGACTTCCCGGCGGTGTGCTACCCGATTCATGCCCTCGAGGGAATCGCCAACCGCTGCTCGGGCCAGCTCTACAAGGGAGACCGCACGCAGATCGGCTGGACGGCCAACGAGATCGTCCTGCCGACCATCGCGGGGAGCGAGGCGTCCGGGGCCATCATCCGCGTGGCCGGGATCACCGGTCGGATTCGCGGCATGAAGTTCAAGCGACCTGACGGCCAGACAGTGCGTCCGTCGCTGGTGATCCTGGACGACCCGCAGACCGACGAGTCGGCGCGGTCGCTATCGCAGTGCGCCAACCGCGAGCGCATCCTCGCCGGGGCCGTGCTCGGTCTGGCAGGACCCGGGAAGAAGATCTCCGGCATCATGCCCTGCACGGTGATCCGGCCCGGAGACATGGCCGACCGCATCCTCGACCGCGAGAAACACCCGGAATGGAACGGCGAGCGCACGAAGATGGTGTACGCCTTCCCGGAAAACGAAAAGCTGTGGGAGAAGTACGCCGAGATCCGGGCGGAGAGTCTGAGGCAGCACGGCGACCTCAGCGATGCAACGGCGTTCTATGTCGCCCACCGGGAGGAGATGGACGAGGGCTCGGACGTGGCATGGGCGGCGCGCTTCAACCACGACGAGGCATCGGCGCTGCAGCATGCCATGAACCTGAAGTTGCAGGACGAGGCGGCGTTCTGGGCCGAATACCAGAACGAACCGCTGCCGGAGGACCTCGGCGAAGACGAACAGCTCACGGTCGACGAGATCGCGCAGAAGCTGAACGGCCACAAGCGCGGGGAAGTCCCTATCGGCTGCAATCACCTGACCATGTTCATCGATGTGCAGGGCAAGCTGTTGTTTTGGGCGGTGTGCGCCTGGGAGAGTGACTTCACCGGCTACCTGGTGGACTATGGCGCGTTCCCCGACCAGGGGCGGCGCTACTACACACTGCGCGACGCGAGTCCTACGCTGCTGGAGGTTAAGGCGGGCGCGGGGCTGGAAGGCTCGATCTACGCCGGGCTCGAAGCACTGACCGGCAAGCTCCTGGCCAGGGAATGGCAACGCGACGACGGGGCGATGCTCAAGGTCGGACGTTGCCTGATTGACGCCAACTGGGGCACGTCAACAGACGTGGTCTACCAGTTCTGTCGCCAGAGCGCCCACGCTGCCGTGCTCTTCCCCAGCCACGGACGCTACGTCGGCGCGTCCAGCACCCCGTTCGCCGAGTATAAGAAGAAGCGCGGCGACCGGGTCGGCCACAACTGGCGCATCCCGAACGTCCGCGGCAAGCGCGCCATTCGCCACGTCCTCTACGACACCAACTACTGGAAGAGCTTTATCCACGCCCGGTTGGCCGTGCCCATGGGCGACCAGGGCTGCCTGTCGTTGTATGGACGCGACCCGGTGGCGCATCAACTCTTCGCCGAACACCTCACCGCCGAGTACCGGGTGAAGACCGAGGGGCGTGGAAGAGTGGTCGACGAGTGGAAGCTGCGCCCGGATGCACACGACAACCACTGGCTCGACGGGATCGTCGGCTGTGCGGTCGCGGCCAGCATCGAGGGCGCGGTACTGCCCGGCACTCAGGAGGTCGCCGCGCCCAAACGCGAGCGGATCAAGCTGTCTGACTTGCGGCGGCAGTCGCGTCGGTAGCTTGAGTGGCCGTTGCAGTTCGCTTCACTGGCCTGCAACGGTCTGCAGCATGTCTAGCGCCTTCCGGTCAGAAGCCCAGAATGGCCCCATGCGCTGCCAGTAGTTGTAGGCCTCGTCCTCGCCGCCCGGCGACTCGCCCCATGGAATCATGGACGGCGGAGGCTCGTGTTCGGTCTTCAAAAGCTCCTGCGCGACTTTCGGACGCCTTTTGATGGCCTGCTTCATGGCTTCCCGCGCTTCTTCATCCCGGCCCGACTTGGTCAGTGCCAGGGGAACCGCATACAGGATGTAAGGCGAATCATCCTCGGGATTTGCCGTCGCGTGGCTGAGCACTTTGTCCCAGGCTTCCATTCTCAAGTAGCACTCGGGAACCACGTACCTGACTCCGAGATTGTCGTTTGCCCAGACAGCCAGAAGGTGCTCGAGATACGTGCATGCCCGGTCGCAGAAGCCCCTGTCCATCAACTCCAAGGCGAGCTGCAAGCAAGCCCGCATGTAAGGGCGATTGTCTCCCTCATACCACGAGATGACAACTCCCTCCCAGTCGAAATCACCGGGGATTTTGGCCTTTGCCACCGACACTGCCATTTCGAAGAATGCCCAGGCATCGAGGTCCTTGCCCTGCTCCTTTAGCGCACACCCGAGGTGATGTAACGCGCCAATGTGCTCAGGGAATCTGCGCAGCGCTGATCGGAATTTCCGCGCCGCCTTTCCATGCTGGCCGTCCTCCAGGTACTCCAGCCCCTCAGAGAAATCATCCTCCGCTTTCCTCGTGTCGCCACGGTAGCTGAATTGCCAGTGATCTGGCTCCCATTGCTCAAAGGTCAGTTTTGCGTCGTTCATATCGTGGACTCCCGTTATCAAAGCTGGTTGATCCCAACAAGATAACGTAACCCCTGCTCCAACGCCGTCCATCCCTGGGTTGCCGCCGGTCTCCATTCCTCACGGGCTTTCCGCCAAAAACATGGACATCTCCGCCAGTTCGCCGGATCGCGGTGAAAGAAATGGGTATGCGCACAAACCGCCCATTTCGGAGATGCCGATGACCGAGCCACTGGACCAGAACATCCGCGAGAACGCTCAAGGCCCGCGTCGCGCCAGCGGCGATTCGGGTTCCGTTGAGCAGCATTCCCTTCAAGACCAGATGGCGGCGGACCGCTACCTGGCTGCGAAGGAAGCCGCGAAGCGCAAGGGGATGGGCATTCGCGTCGGCAAGATGATTCCACCGGGAGCCTGCTGACGCGATGCTAACCATCCTCTCCAACCTGTTCAGGCGCTCCCCCGACCGATCCCGGCAACCACGCAGTTGCCGGATCGTGCGCGGCCGTTTCGACGCGGCCCAGACCACGCCCGAAAACCGCAGGCACTGGGCGGCGGCCGACGGGCATTCCGCCGACGCGGAAGCCAGTCCGGATGTGCGCAAGGCGCTCCGTGAACGGGCTCGATACGAGGTCGCCAACAACAGCTACGCCAAGGGCATTGTGCTGACGCTGGCGAACGACACCATTGGCACCGGCCCCCGGCTGCAGATGCTCACCGACGACGATGACCTCAACAACGAGGTCGAGCACGCCTTCGCCGATTGGGCGCAGGCCGTTCGACTTCCCGAAAAGCTGCGCACCATGCGCATGGCCCGTTGCCAGGACGGCGAGGCGTTCGCCATGCTGGTTGAGAATCCCGCCGTCGAGCACGACATCCAGATCGATCTGGGCCTGGTCGAGGCCGACCGCGTGACCAGCGACCTGAGCGTCATCGGGCGCAGCGACGAAGTCGACGGCATTCGCCTCGATGCACACGGCAACCCCACCAGCTACCGGGTGCTGAAGCAGCATCCAGGCGGTTCGCAGTTCGATTTCGGACGGAACGCTGTCGACGTTCCCGCGCAGGCGATGATCCACATCTACCGGGCCGACCGCCCGGAACTGCACCGGGGCATTCCCGAGATCACGCCTGCGCTGCCCCTCTTCGCCCAGCTTCGCCGCTACACTCTCGCCGTTCTGTCCGCCGCCGAGGCGGCTGCCGACTTCGCGGGGATTCTCTATACGGACGCGCCCGCGTCGGGCGAAGCCGATGCCGTCGAGCCGATGGACCTGGTGCAGCTCGAGCGCAACATGCTCCTCACCATGCCCGGCGGCTGGAAAATGGCGCAGCTCGACCCGAAGCACCCCTCGACCACCTATGCCGAGTTCAAGCGCGAGATCCTCAACGAAATCGCCCGCTGCCTGAACCTGCCGTACAACATCGCCGCCGGAAACTCGTCCGGCTACAACTACGCCTCCGGCCGCCTGGATCACCAGACCTACTACAAGGCGATCCGCGTCGACCAGGCCTTCATCGCCGCCCGTGTGCTCGACCGCATCCTGGCTACCTGGCTCCGGGAGTATGCCTTGGCGCGCGACCTGGAAATCGACGGCCCGCACCAGTGGTTCTGGGACGGGCTCGAGCACGTCGATCCCTACAAGGAAGCCAACGCCCAGCGCCTCCGGCTGGAGAGCAACACGACCACCCTTTCGCACGAGTATGCCCGCCAGGGCCTGGACTGGGAAGCCGAGCTTCGCCAGCGCGCCCGGGAGAAGACCCTCATGCGGGAGCTTGGCCTCATCGATCCCGACATCACCCCAACAACGCAGGAGAACCAAGACCATGAATGAGTTCGTGACCATCGAAGCCGCCGCCGAGGGCGGGAAGCCGAAAGTCAAGGGTGTGGCCTATTCGGGCGGAAAGATGAATCTGCCCGGCTGGAAGCATCCGGTCGTCGTCGATCTGTCCGGGATGGAAATCCCCGACACCGTCCCGCTGCTGACCAACCACGAGAACCGTACGGGCTCCCGCGTCGGCATGGTCGCCGCGCGCGTTGAGGACAACGCCCTGCACATCGACGGTGAGATCGTCTCCGGAAACGGCCAGGCGGCGGGCATCGTCGAGCAGGCCGAAGCCGGGGCTGACTGGCAGCTCTCCATCGGAGCCGAGGTCAAGCAGTCCGACCTGGTCAAGACCGGCACGCGGGTGGTCAACGGCCAGGAACACGCCGCCCCCTTCTACCACGTCACCGCCTCCGTCCTGCGCGAAGTCTCGGTCGTCGCCGTCGGTGCCGACCAGGGCACCCGCATGCAGGTCGCCGCCTCCTTCACCCTCACCGGAGAGGTACCCATGCAGGATGAAAACACTCGCAGCACTCCTCCGCCTGCTCGCCCGGCTGCTGATCCCGCTCAGCGTGCTCAACCCGGCAACGCAACCCCCGACCCAGGCATTGCGGCCGCCCAGGCCGTTGCCACCGAGCGCGAACGTATCGCGGGCATCCAGCGCGTCTGCGCCGGAGAGTTCGCCGAGATCGAGCGCGAGGCCATCAATGCCGGTTGGACCATTCACGACACGAGTCAGAAGGTGCTCGCCGCCATCCGTGCCGCCCGGCCTGTGGCGGACGTGAACATCTCGGTTCGACGCGATCCCGGTCCGGCCTTCGAACGTCGTGTGCTGGAAGCCGCCCTGTGCCTGCGGGCCAACATTGGCGAGGACGAACTGGTGCGCCACTACGGCGACGAGGTCCTGTCCGGCGCGAGCCGCAGCCGCGACCTCAGCCTGCACCAGCTCTTCGTCGAATGCGCCCGCCTCGAGGGGATCACGGTGCCCCGCAGCTTCGGCAACGACACCATCCGGGCAGCGTTCAGCACCGTGTCCCTGCCGGGGATCCTCAACAGCGTGGCGAACAAACGTCTGCTGCGCAGTTTTCAGGCACAGCCGGTGATCGCCACCCGCCTGTGCAGCGAAGGCGAACTCAACGACTTCAAGGAGTCGGAGCGCTACCGCCTGACCGACGTCGGCGATCTGGAGCCCGTGGCCCCGGACGGCGAGATCAAGCATGGCGGCCTCACCGAGGAGAAGGCGACCAACCAGCTCGGGACCTTCGGCAAGATCTTCGCCCTGACCCGGCAGATGATCTACAACGACGATCTCGGAGCCTTCCTCAAGGTGCCGGACGGCATGGGTGCGCGCGCGGCCCGGAAGATCGACCAGCTCTTCTTCACGCGCCTGCTCGGTAACCCCGGCAACCTGTTCAGCACGGCCCACAAGAACTTTCGGGACGGCACCGACACCGCGCTTTCCGGCGAGAGCCTCGGACTCGCGGTGCAGCTCTTCCTGGACCAAGTCGATGCCGACGGTCAGCCGATCAACATCAGCCCGCGATTCCTGCTGGTGCCGACGGCGCTGAAGATGACCGCGCGCGAGCTGTTGAACTCGACGTTCTTCATCGCCACGGGCACGACCGAGAAGAAGCGCATCCCGACCTACAACGCCCTGGCGGACGAGGACCTGGAGGTCATCAGCTCTCCCTACCTCTCGAACGCCAACTACACGGGGGCTTCGAGCCTTGCCTGGTACCTGTTCGCCGACCCGGCGGTCGTGGACACCTTCGAGATCGGGTACCTCAAGGGCCAGCGCATGCCCAAGGTGGAAAAGGGCGACGCCGACTTCGACACGCTCGGCATCAAGTTCCGCGTCTACTTCGACCTCGGCGTCCGCGAACAGGACTTCCGGGGGATGGTGAAGTTCAAGGGCGAGTAACCCAACCCGCAACTCACAGGAGATACGAGACATGAACGCAGTTTTCAGACAACGCGGTGACGCCATCGACTACATCCCGGCTTCCGACGTGAATGCCGGTGACGTGGTGGTCCAGAACGACCTGGTGGGCATTGCCAAGCTCGACATCAAGGCCGGAGAACGCGGGGCCCTGGCGCTGACCGGCGTCTACACGATCCCGAAGGCGACGGGGGCCGGAACGGCCATCGACGCGGGCGTGAAGCTCCACTGGAACGCCAGCGGCGCGGTCGTCACACCCGACGCGGATGACGGCGGGACGCCTCCCACGGCCTATCCCTACCTCGGCAAGAGCATTCTCGATGCCGGGGACGACGACGAGACCGTCCAGGTGAGGCTCGATCAATGAGCAACCTCCTGGGGAAGGCCGCCGAATGGCTCGAGCGCCAACGCCATCAGCATCTGACCACCGCCGTGTGGTTCGAGCGCGACGGCAGGCGCATCGGGCTCCAGGCCACGATTGGCAGGACCCGGTTCGAAAGCACCGACGAGTATGGCCGCGTGCTGCACACCGAGTCCCGCGACTTCCTGGTCCGGGCCGCCGACCTGATGATCGACGGCACGGCGGTCCTTCCCAGGCCGGGCGACCTGATCATCGAAGGCGACCTGCACTACGAG